TGAGGCAGTTTGGACAACAGTTATTGGCTGGCCTTGAGATGAGGCTGAGAGAAGTGTCTTTGTATATGTTGCCATTGTTATCCCCTATCCGAAGATTTGAGTTGGAAGAATTGCTTGGTCTGTGTCGTAAACAGCTGGGCCTGTGTTACCAGTAGAGCCAGTTTGCCCTGTGTTGCCCGTGTTACCAGTATTACCAGTATTACCAGTATTACCTGTTAAACCTTGTGGACCAGTTGGGCCAGTTGGCCCTGTCGGACCAGCAACCGTGCTATCAGCACCCGTGTTACCAGTTGCACCAGTATTACCAACAGCACCAGTTGGACCTGTAGGGCCAGCACCAGTATTACCTGTTGAACCAGTCTGTCCTGTGTTACCAGTATTACCTGTGGCTCCAGTGTTTCCAATGGCTCCTGTAGGCCCTGTAGGGCCAGCAACGGTGCTTGCAGCGCCAGTGTTACCTGTGTTGCCAGTCGCTCCTGTATTGCCAATAGCACCCGTAGGACCAGTAGGTCCTGTTACTCCAGTTGACCCTGTGGGTCCAGTAGCCCCTGTAATTCCAGTAGAACCTGTTGGGCCAGTAGAGCCTGTGGTGCCTGTCGCTCCAGTGTTACCAGTGGATCCTGTATTACCTTGGCTTCCAGTAGGTCCAGTTTGGCCTGTGCTTCCAGTAGTACCCGTTGCACCTGTTGCTCCAATTGCACCTGTAGCGCCAATGGCTCCAGTATTGCCTGTTGCACCTGTGTTTCCATTTGCTCCTGTGTTTCCTGTAATGCTACTTCCAGTTGCGCCTGTAGAGCCTGTAGCTCCAGTAGGTCCTGCGACGGTTGAATTGGCACCTGTATTACCTGTGCTTCCTATTGCTCCTGTTGGTCCTGTTGAACCAGTTGGTCCTACAACGGTGCTGTTAGCACCAGTATTACCTTGTGCGCCAGTAGGGCCTGTAATGCCTTGTGCGCCTGTTGGGCCAGCTACTGTGCTATTAGCACCTGTGGCTCCTGTTGGACCTGTAAAACCTATGTTGCCTTGTAATCCTGTATTTCCTATTGGGCCTTGTGGACCGATAGGGCCTAGTTCTAAAGTTATAAGTTGAGTTGTGGAAACATCATAGACATTAGTTGTAATTGGAATTTCTACAACAGAGATGCTATCTGGGGTAACTGTCATTAGTATGTTACCGCCGCAACCACCGTAAAGTTACCAGACAAAATAGCGTAGGTAACGTTGGCGTTGTTGTCTGTAATGTTAAGTTGATACTGATAAGTGCCAGCGGCTAAAGCTGCTGTCTCACTTGCTGAAAGATGTAGGTTAATCCGACCATAGGCAGAGTCAATTGTAATCTTGCCATTGGCTGTAGATAGTTCAACAATAACTGCTGTATCTGTAGCATAGCGCACTTGCATAATTGCGCTGTAGTTGCTTAGGACTACGGCTACCCCGCCAATTTTCCAGACTGGCTTAAGGTCAAAAGTAGTGCCTTGAATTACTGAGATATTGTATCTACCTGGATTCATGCCACTCCCTTAAACAGTTGTAATGTTTGCGCCGTAACCGCCGTTGATAAGAATAGTTCTCTCAGCATTGGTTATAAAATATTGATGTCCACCTAGATAGCAGTAATCTGCCGCTATCGTCTCATCTACGCCAGGTGTACGTTCGCTGTAGATGGTTGTGCCGTATACTAAAATTGTGTTAGCACGTGCAATTCTGTAACGCCAGAACAGGCGAGTAAATCCTGCTGGTCCTTCTTCCACCGTAGGTGGCTTAAACAGATATGCCATGCTTCTCCTTGTTTTATGTAATAGCCCCACCCGAAGATGGGGCTACCACGATTACTTAATTGTTACGCTGTGTGAATTGAAGAAGTTGATTCAATACGAACCAAAGACGCATCACGGTAGCGCTTCCAGCCAAGTACGCCGTACCATCCGATTGGACGGAAACGCATTAACTTGTCAACAATTGGTCCGAAGATAACGTGTGGTTCTTCGGCAACTGCTTCTGCAAGTGCTTGCTTTCCAGCAACGAGTGTACGGAATACACGTACGCCGCCAGTAGCGTTAACATAAGATGAAGTACCGAAAGTACCTGATGCTGAACCAGCACCTGTACCGTCAGCAGCGTTGAATAAACGAGGTGATTCAACGAACATTGCGCCTTCATAAGTTCCGATGGTGCCAGGCCAGAATTCGGCTGCTCCAGTTTCGGAATACTTATGGTCATCACGCCATCCACCAGCACCAGTCTCAGCACGAAGATCGTGTGAAACTTCTGGGTGAATACCGCACCAGTAGTACTCGCCTTGACGAGGTACTGCTTTGTTAGCGCGTAGCTTCGCAACAGCCAAACGGATGTCACGTGACTTGATTACGTCAGTTGAAAGGATTGACTTGTTTGTTGTACCGTTGGTGTATGTACCAGCATAAGTTGAAACGGCAGAACCGTTAACTTCTGCGATAGCGTTTACGCCACCGTCAAGCTCAGCAAGTGCAACCTGGTCAAGTGAGTCAGCCATGTTGAAGGCGATGATGTCTGCAATAGCAGGATCAACGTCTGAGAGTGAGAACAACTCCAACTTGCGAGTAGCAAGTGAAGCGTTACCATATTCGTTCAAAGCAACTGAAACAGTTGTGGTGTTGCCAAGGGCTACAGCATCTGGATCAACTGACTCTGAAAGTGTGGATGTAGCTGCTGCTAGATCTGTGTAGATCTGGAACGCTACTGATGAACCAGGCATAGCCTGTTGTACTGGACGCTTATCTGCGACATCGCGGATAAGAGGAACAGCACGAAGTGCAAACTCTACGTAGCGGTCATAGGCTGTCTGTACTAAGGAAGTACCGAGGGAGCCAGATGTGCTATCTGTATATGCGTTTGCCATGTTGTCACCTTCTTTCTAAAGGTTTGTGCGGATGGGGGGATTTTCTATCTGCGTCGTTGAGTTGGCGCACCCGTGATTGCATTTAACTCATCTATAGTTTTTGCCCCAGCGAGTTTTGACATTAAGTCAGCATCTCTTGTTGGGGTGCTTGCATTTTGGGTAGCGGCATTGATCCGTTGATAGGATGCCTGATTGCTTTTTTCTTCTTCGCTGATAGGAGCAGCATCGTTGTCTGTCTTACTGAAACCGAAAACATCGGCATTTTCTGTAAGCCATGCATCAATCTGCTCTGGCGTTGTAACGTCGCCAGGAATAAACTTGGCGACTTTATCAGGTACGCCTTTTGTTGCCAATACATCTTTGACGGAGCGACTGCGAAGATCAGATTGAATACTTGCTAATTGCTCAGCTAGTTCTTTCTTTTCCTTCTCTGCACGCTTTAAGGCTTTACGGAGATTTGCAGGACCATCAGATTGTGTCTGATCGTCTGTGTATACATCATCTTCGTCATCTTCATATTGGTTTGCCATTTGGCACTCCCTTTCGTTAGTTGAGTCGCAGGCCGCAAGTCATCCCAGGGGAAGGATGTTTGGCTCCCACTTCTAGTCTTGGTTACGCACGCAGGATGCTAGTCGGTCCGCGTGGATTCTATTTACTGTACGCCTTGTTGCGTACCTATGCCGAGAGATTGACCTTGTTGGCTAGCACCAGCACTACCACCAAACGATGATAGTTCCTGTGTGGTTAACGCTTGACGTAACTTAGCTGCTTGTACAGCCTCTGGGCCAGATAATGATTCCTGTAATCCTTGTGCAGTATTATAACTACCGCCATAAGCACCACCATAAATATTAGATAATGTTCCAACTTGTTGATTAAGTTGTTGTGCCTGAGCAAAAGCCTGTGCTTGCTTAGCATAATCCAATGTGCCAGCACCCATACCTTGTGCTACCTGAGAATAGCCAGCAATGTCTGTAACTCCAGCACTAGCCGCAGCAGCAGCAGCAGTACCCTTTTGAGTAATTGCTTCAAGAATTGGTTGGGCTTTTGTTGGATCCATAAGTGCAGCAGTTACGCCACCTAATCCAATGCCATAATATGTTTGCAAAGCATTGGTTATAGCAGGATCTGTTTGCTTTGCTACATCTTGATAAGCCTTAACAATATCGCCAACTTCGGCAGCAGATTTATCAAGAGCAATAAATTTTTGAAAGTCAGATGGTTGATCGTAAAATCCTACTGGCAATCCCATATTACGAAGGGTGTCAGAAATATTCATTTCTGATTTTAGAATTTCACCCTCAGTAAGCATAGGCAAACCATTTTTTTGACGCATGGCATTTGTATCACCAAAACGTGCTTTATATTCAGGGGTTTGCAATAATGCTTGGTAATACTCAGTAGAAGTTGTTGGAGCATTTGGAGATAAAGATAAAGTAAGTAAACTATCGGCCAAACTGCCTAATCCTATTGCTTGAAATTGTGCGCGAAATTGATTAAATGCACTTGCCGAAGCTGATGTTGTTAAAAATGGATTAGGTCCTGTTGCTCCAGTTACTGCACCAGTTAATCCACTACCAGTATTACCGCCAGTAACATTTGCTCCAGCGCCAGTGCTAGTAGGGCCTTGTACAACATTTACACCTTTAATAATTTGATATTGCTGAGTCTTTGGATTCCATTGAAGTTGATCGCCACGTGCTTGACCTGCAACGCTTATTTCAGGTTTTGATGCGGCGGCTTGTGCAGCTTGATCCTTAGCAGTATTGGTAGATCTAATTTGTTCTGCAATTTGGGTTCCACTCATACCGCTATAATTAGGAGTAGTTGTTGGTACAGTAATATTGCTAAATGCTACTTGTTTATCGTTTACTGTTGGTGTATCAACTACAGGTTCATTATATTTAGCCATTACGCATTAACCCCAAACTTTGTAAGAATTTGTGATGCTATATCTGAAAAATGCGCTTTAGCATTTTGAGTAAATTGCCATGATGGGTCATTTTTAATCACTGAATCTAATTCGGCAGGTGACATAAAACTCTTGCCATCTCCCTTAAGATACTTTTGAACATAAGGATCATTAACGGTAATTGTTTCTGGATTCTTTTCAAGAAGTGCAGCAACACGACTAATTGCTGGTTGAGCAAAACCTTTAAGTGTCGCAGCGCCTGATTGAAGTCCTTGATGAGCAGATGTTGCAACAGAAGGAATTGCAAGGTTTGCCCAATCTTGTTTAACCTGAGCAAGTGTTTTAGTACCAGCCTCTAATTGACCAAGATCTATTCTTGCCCCTGGCGTTAATTGTCTTGTATTTTGATCATAAATATTTTGACCATATTCAGCACCAAGTTGTGCATATTGTTGTTCCATTTGCACTTCTGGTGAAACTTGTCCACTAGCAATAGATTTTGCGTAATACTTATTCATGGTTGTTTCTAGCCAAGTATGTGCATCTGTTGCTGGTTTAGTTGTAATATCTTTTACATTGCCTTTGGCATCAAGTGTATAACTTGTGCTTTCCTGAAAATCAGGATTGTTGGAAACTTGTTGTAGCGCTTGCGCCCAAGTCAATTGTTGACCAGTTTTAGGATCAACCATAGGTTGACCAGTTTTAGGATCAGGTATGTTTGTTGGGGTATTAAGTTCTAAATCCGTTGGTATGCGACCAAATATTTTTGCATATGCAGCACGGGCTAAAGCATTAGCCTCAGTATCATTATAACCTGTTTTGCGGACAGTACTTGGTAGCCCTGGTGCTACAGGAATTCCAGTAGCCCTAACGCGTTGTAAAATCTGCATAGGTGATAGTGGTTTGCCTTGCTGAACAGAGGCTTGTGAAGCTGCTACAAGATCATTCCAAACAGTTTGTGCCTTACCTGCAGGTTGACCAATACTTGCAGCATAATTAATAATTAATTTTTTCTGATCTGCTGGCAAAAGTAACCATTGTTTTTTAAGGTCAGTGGTTGGAACGTTTTTTATTCCATCAAAAGCCAAAGCTGTTGTACCTTTTCCAGTACTACTTGCTTTTGGAGTAATATTAAATACTGGGGCCGCAGGTGCACCACCAGTAGGGGTTGGTGAAGGAGCAGGTGAAGGCTTTATTGAAGGTGTTTTCTTACCAGCCATTGTTAGTTAGTCTCCTTCATGCTGTCATTTACAAAGTATCTATCAATAATTTGTTGTAGTTGTGGATTCCAAGATCCAGCAGTATCTTCTTGCAAATAAGTTTGCCATGCACTTTGTACGGCGCTTTTACTACCCTTTGGAGCATCTTTGTATGCCTTAATAGCAATATCGCGATACTTTACAAAAGTTGATACTTGTTTCCAGAAATCATTACTTCCGCTTTTTTGCATAAACTTAGGATCGGAAACAATATCTTTTAATGCTTGAGCATAAGTAATAGATTTATCTCCACCAGCACTTTGCTTATATTCCAAGCCCCAGTCCTTATTGTAAGCACCTAATTGGGTCACATAAGAATTCCATTGATCTGCTAATCCTGGAACATCTGCCACACGTTTGTAGCCAGATTTGCGAACCTCATCTAAAAGTTTTTGTTTAACATCGCGATAGGTATTCCAAACGCGGTTTACTTGTAATTGAGTTTCATAAGCATCAACAGTTTTAGCCGCAGTATTAAGCGGTGTACCACCAGGCAAAGTTATATTTTTCTTTAACAAAAATGATTGTACTTGCTGGTTAGCAGGATCACCACTTAAATCTGCACTAAGAAGTCCTACAGTAACAGGGTCATTTTTTGCTAACTTTGTCACCAATTCTGGGTTATCTTTTATAACACGATCATAACCTTTAAGAGTGGGTGATACATAAGTAGACTTAGTGTTGCCACGATATAAATAACGATCTGCCGAAAATGAAGGACCAAGTATTTGAAGCATTTCTGCTTGTGCTTTATTAAAATCACCATTGTATTTTTTCAAGGTAATTGTTGCAAGATCTTGCCACATTTGCCCAGGCTTATCAATTTGCGGGGCAATACCAAAAGGTGAACCAAATTGCCAGCCAGCCTTTTGCCTATAATATGATTTTGTCATATCCATTTCCTGTTTCCAGGTTGGGGCTTTGGCTAGTTTCATTTCAGATAAAGTCATTAAATAATTATGAACCATTTTATGAGTAGCCAAAAAGTCTGCATTGGAATCAGTACCTATAAGACCTTTTTTAAGATTACTTACCCATGAAGGAATAAACGACGAAGTTCCAGCAGTGTTAGATGTTGGAAACATAGAGTCATAATTCATGCCTGGAATATGCCCAATGGTATCATCAACTATACGCTTAATAAATTGTTCATTATCTGGCTTTTGATTCAGAATATTTTGAACAGCAAAAGTAGAAAGAAATGATGGACCTGGAGCGTTTACTAAAAATCCAAAAGATTTTGTACTTAAACGAATTCCTTTATCGGCGAATAATCCCATTTCTTTGGTTCCAGGAACAACAATGTACGCTGCCTTGGTAGGATCATCTACTGGATTGCCGTCTTTATCTACAGCAAACGTGTCATATAAACTATAATAGTTACGCATAAATCCAGCAGTACGGCCTGGGTATTTAGCAGCTAAACGACCAAAACGATATAAAGCAGATGCAGATGCTGTAGGAAATGCTGCCACAGTACGTGCTGCATATAGCGCACGATTTTGACGGCGAATGGTATAAAATACTTTTCCAGCTTCTGTTAACGCTTCCCGTGCAGCGGCTTGCCGTGTGGCATTTGCTTGTTCTGCTGTAATTGGTACACCTTGCTCATGTAACACATTAAGTTTTTGTTCAATTACTTGACCAAATTTTTTGTCTGCCCACAGCCAACGATATGGATTTTCTGCTGCCATTAAATAACGAAAAGAACTATCAAAAGCGGCTTTTACATTTTGAGCAAATACAGCAGGTTTGCCAAGAGACGCAGCGCTACCATAATCAATATCATTAGAACTAATGGGCATAAGAATATCTTGTTTATTTGCCAATATTTTTTGCAGTCCTATTGAGTTTACGTCACCTTGTGTAGCATAAGCCCGTGCTGCTGGATCTGGAAGATAGCGATTAACAAAATCAATTTTATCTTGAACAATTGATTTAACATCACTTGGAACTTCTTTACCAAATTGGCGAAGGTAACGTTGACCTTCCATTGTATTAGACCATTCCATAATATCGCCAGTTGATGTACCATTAAGAACCTGATCAACTAATGGGTCACCACGCATAGCACGATTTACAACATAGGCAAGTTCTTCATAATACAAAGGAGAAGTTGACTGCACTACACCTGTATGGCTTTTAGAAGCTAACATCTTTTGTTTTGCGCCAATTCGGCTTTCGCTCAAGAAATTTTGAGTTACTGTATCTTCGTTAGAAAATTCATTTTTAATTGCTTCTGCAAATTTGCCAGAAGTTAGTTGATCTACATTTAAAGTTTGATTTCCAACCTTAACAGTTAAAGGATCACGTGAACCATAATAGCGTTTAGTATATTTTTCAATACGTCCGATTATGGCTGCTTGTTCTTTTTCGGCTAGACCCTTTTCGGCTACTACTTTATCTAATAATTTCCAAGCAGACTCAATGGTTTTATTGTGCTCAATAAGATTTGGAGTTAAAGTTGTAATATTTCCAAGGGCTTTTTGAAGTGACAATTCTGCTGTACGAATTTCGGAAGCATATCTTGTAGCCTTTTCAGCATATGGGCCTTCGGACGCACCTTGAGATTTAAGAAAGTCAATACGGCGACGTAGATTATATGCCGATGGCACTGTTTCAGACATTCCATAATTTTTAGAAGATACGCGAATATCTGCTTCTAAACGCTCTATAAGGCGTTGAGTTGAATTAAGGTCTGCTCTTACGCTTTCAATATGTTGAGCTTTAGTAGCAGGAGAAATATTTTTACCATTCATAACTTCTTCATAAGAAGCATATTGAGTATCAAGAATATGCAATGCTTGATAAACACTATCTTGAAGATCTGTTACTTTTTTGTTAACAGCCGCAAGATCAGAACGAGATGTTGTTTTGGTAATGGCTTTAAGAAGGCGATTCTTGTTATTTTCAACGCCATTTTTAATAGCGCTAATTACGCTATCTTCTGCATAGACATGACCCATTGAAAGAAATGATGTAATTAAAGGTTCAGCTATAGAGTTTTTGGGAATGTAAGAAGGCTTACCTAAAACAGCAGCAGCAAAAGTTTTATTTAATCCTTCAAAAACTGCATGAAGCGCAGCTGGAGTAGTTTCAGTTCCAAAACCAATTATTCCACCTTTTGCAGCAGCGCGAATATCACGTTCAATTTTCCCATGTGGAAGCATCGCACGACTATCGGCTAATTGACGCTGGGTAACTGGATCTACAATAATACGTTGATTTGCTGCATCAAAAGCAAATCCATCTTGAGCTAATTTATTATGAAAACCGCTAAGAATTCCTTGAGCATTTTGTGCAAAAGATTCAATTTGATCTGTGTCATAAATACCATTGGTAAAGGCTATATGTTTTACTAGGTCTTTATCTAGTTGTGCAATAACAGCATCTTTTTCTGTAGAGGTAGATGCATTCATAAAATCATTAATAGCCTTTGTGCGATATTCAGCAGCAGATATTGTTTGTGGATTTATCTTGCCGTTAATTTCATCAAAACCAGTAGTGATTGGATTTTTGCCATTGTTAAAAGCACGAACGTCATCAAATATAGCATTAAGTTCATCAACCCCATCCCAAGGACGAAGGCCTTGATAGGTTACATAACCACGTGGTTTTGATGTTCCAACAAATTTAGTAAGTACGGTTATTGGGCGATTTAGTCCGCCACCAAGTACGGTCTCAGATATACCACCAAGGTTTTCATAATTACGAGTACCAACTGATGCACCTATTTCAGATAAACGGGTACGAGCAGCACCAATGGTGCCACCAAATATAGGTGGATCAATAGGCTTATAACTTGTACCTTGAACTATCTGTGAACCAGATCCATCATGGAAAGCTTCATAAATTTGCTGGTGAGATGGAACATCTGATATTGATTGATCATAGGCAGCATGTACATTTTTTAATGCTTCGCCTTTGTAAGTTGGCAAAATACCAGTTGCTGTAACGTTGCCTTTTACAAAAGAGTTATAATCTCCAAGTTGCCATAAATCAGCAGGATTGTTGCTAAGCAAACGATCTAATGCTGGCTGATAACCCTTATCTGCAAGAAGTAAATCTTTTATAATTGAAGGATTATTAGTTTTTTGAATAAGTGTAGGAAGTTGATCGTTATTGCTGTAATCCCTAACCTTTTTAACAATTAAATTCATATCTTGCGTTTCGGCAAGTTGTTGTACATCTGCGCCAAAAACTGTCTGATTAGTTCCATTAATGTGGCTAGTGGCTAAATTATCTAAATTTTGAAGGTCGTTAACATTGTCAATGTTTGTGGTTAAATTTGTTGCTTTAGATGCGTAACTTCCAGCCTTGCCTAATACGCTTACTGCTTTTGCGCCAGCAACGTTGCTTACTATAAAATCGCCAGTACCGCTAAATATTTTACCAATAGTATTATCAACATAATTTTTCTTTATGTCTTTATCATCCCAAAGGTTAACATTTTTAACATCAATATTTCCTTGTTTTAAGACACTATCTGTTAAATGTCCAAAAACTGAATCTTGAAAAAGTGATGATTTGGTTAATGCTACAAATGGTGATACTTTAGCTGAACGATCATATGCTTTTTTAGCATCGCTAATAAAACCACTAATTCCACCAGGACCTGTTGCTGAATACAAAGGACTATTTGGGTCTGTAAGCAAACCTGCTGCAGCAACTGGGCGATTTACATACTTAGAAAATACTTCACCTACTGGCTTAGATGCCTGTAGTAAAAGATCAGAAGATGCTTGATTTGGGTTAATACCAGATGGAGTTGTTTTGGCTATTGCTTGTTGTGCAGCATTTTGTAAACCTTGCACAGTTTGTGGTGCAGCAGCACCAGACATCTGAGCAACTTGCGGAGTGGCTAATCCAGCACCAGTTTGAATTGCTGCTGAAGAATAATTAGCACTTACTCCAGTAATATCTGAAGCAATGTTTTTAGCCCAACCAGTAAAAGTATTCCAAAGCGACATTATTTAACCTTCGCTTTCTGGTTGGCTTCTGACAAATGATTAGTTTGAATACCTTGAATTTCAGATTTGTCTGTAAGCATTTGAATAAAATTATTACGGTCTTGAACCGATTGCCAAGGAATCATTGCCAATGGCAAAACAACTCCCGCATTGTCATACCCTAGAGCAGTTGCAAACTTGTCAACATTATCAAATAGGGTACCTTCTACCCATTGATTCATTGGTTATTTGCCTGCGCTTGTCTTGTTAAATAGTTAACAAATTGACGGTATGAGTCTGGCACACCAGACATATTTGTTGCAGATAAAAGATCTGGTAAATAACGATTAATTAAAGCTGCGTTTTCAGCAATACGTGGATCCACTGGAGCAGTTGATTGTACTGGGTGTGGTGTAGTTACATGTTCCCAAGGGCGTTGTGAAGGATCTGTTAATTTAGGAAGTTGAGAAATATCTACTGGTCCAGCTTGTTGTGATTGATCTTGCGGTTGTGTAGTAACTTCTGGGCCAGCTGGAGTTTGTGGGGCAGCTTCCATCGGTGCAGATGCTTGAAGGCTTTGCAATTCTTGTCCATCCCCATAGTTAGGCATACCTGAGATATACCTAGTTGCTTGCTTTGATGCTGGTCCGCCATCGGTTCTGCGACTCATAGAGCCTGGGCCTGATGTCATTGCTGGCTTTTTTGCCTGTGGCATGATTACTCACCCTCTTTTAATGTCTCAATGGTTCGGGCTGCATACTCGTGGAATGACTTTTGGTCATCTACGAAAATTGCTTGTGTGTCAAACATATGTGTTAACACTGTAAAAAAATTTGATATAACTGTAAAGATGTCTGACATAGTGTCAGCGAGCAAGGCGAAAATATCCCAGACGCTTATTGTCCTAGGGCTATTCTCGCCAAACTCGTTTTCATTCAATGTTTACTTAGCTCCTGGGTTTGTACCCTTGGTGCCAGAAGGTTGTACTGTGTAAACCTGTGTTGACTTACCAGTTGCTGCTGGTCCTGATTTTGATTGGATAGCAGTCTTTTGTGTTGTTGCATCAGATGAACCGTGTCCACCTTGCTTTGCTGGAGAAGGTACCTTAGTTGTAAGGCTCGCCTTCATCATTGGTGATACTTTTGCCATGTTTTTTCTCCTATAGGAAGTTGTGAACCGCTGTAGTACTAGACAGCAGTCCTTCTGAGTACACCAGCAGAAAGTTGCGGTGCGCCAGAAGATGAAAGTCCTGCAAGTAATGTTTGCAGTGCTGGTCGTCCACCAGGAGCCATGCCCTGTTGTCCTGGCGCTACGCCAGTTACACGACCAGTTGGATTTAATCCAGCAGGTAGTTGTTCTTGTCCAGGTTGCCCTGGCTGAGTAGGCTCCCCAGTAGGAGACTGTCCTGGGGCTTGTGCCTCACCAGCGCCTGCAACTTCTGGGGAAACTTGAGGTTGTGGTTCAGGCGCAAAAGCAGCAGCAACCACTTCTTCAATAGATTTTCCTTTTTGACGACCATCAATAACAGCAGCCATAGATACAAGAATTTTAGATGGGTCTTGGCCCTGTGCTGCCATAGCAGGAAGCGCTTGTGCGTAACCTGCCATTGCTTGAACTAGCGCATCGCGTAGTTCTTCAATTTCAACTTTTTCTTCTTCCATGCTAACGTTAAGCTCCCAAGGCATTTGACGACGTAGGAAGTCGCGTGAGATTAACTTATCGCCGCGGGCTTGAAGTCCAAACACCAAAGCACGGTTTGGATCTAGTCCAGCCATTAAACCATAGGTAACATCGCACCAATAATCTCCAGCAATTGCTTCTTTTGGCTTATAGGTAATTTCATAAGGCGCACCAGCATTTACGCCGCGCACTTCCTTCTCAATATCACCAAACATCTTTTCGTCCATCATAAAGCAGATACGCATTACGTGACGGAATGTTTCAGCAAGTACTGCTTGTGCTGTTTTAACCTGAGTATCAAAGCCACCCATAAGAGCTTGTACGCCACGACCAGTTACAATAGAACCTGATTGTTGTCCTAGACGACCTTCTGGGTAACGTGAACCTGTACGTAGTTCTTGATCTAGTTGTGCTGTCTCTTGGAATATTCCATTAGGAATATCAAGACCAACGCGACGGATCTTCTCTGGATTGGCAGAACGAATTGTTGCATCTGGGCCAATTTCAAGAACGTTAACATCTGATGGAAGGGCAAATGGAGCCTGTACTGATTTCTGTGCAGCTTCCAATTGCAGTGTAGCAAATCTTGCACGGGCAACTTGTACCCACATGATGTCGTCAAACTGTCCGCGTTGATGCTCGTCAGAGTCAACACCTGGGCGAGTAGCAATAACTACTGGCAATTCACCAAGAGGATTTTTAGCACGATCAAGGATTAGGTTCTTCTTTGAAGGAACAAAAAGAACTAGCTCATCTTTGTCCTGATAGCGGAAGATTTCAACTCTACGCTCTGAGTTGCGATTCTCATATGGTCCGCGAATTTCTGACTCATGCTCTGGAAAATCATTGCACAAATCGCGCACTGTCTTTTCGTAGCGCTTAGTGTAGGAAAGTAGTTTTCCAAATCTATCGTATTCTGGGTATGTTCCAATTGGTGAGTCAATGCGGATCATAGGGCGATTGTTCTCAAAGTCTGGCTCAATAATGAAAGCCAACATACCAAAGGTAATGTAGCGATCTGCACCTGAGTACATAGTTGTCTGTAGGTTACAAGTATCGCGGTATCCTGCAGCAATCATAGAACGAATATCAGCACGTTTACGCGCACGATCTGAGGTGCTGTTAGATGTCATGCAAGAGAAAGTAGGAAGTGGGGCAATAACTTCTGATACGTCGCGGGCAGCTACGTCAATGAAGTTTGCAACCATTGGCTTAGGAAATTCATCTGGGAACATGCCAGGGAATACCTGTTGAATGTTACCCTGACGGATTGCTAGGAGATCAGACCAGCGGGCATCGCGTTGGTGATAATTGTCGCGTAGTTTGCGGACTTTAACCGCTAGTACGTCAATATCTGTTGCCATAGAAGGTTCCCCCGTTAGATGCTAATTTTTCTTGAAGTTGTGCGTATTCTTCCAAATTGACTACCTTGCGACCTGCGATCTGAGCGCGGGTAGCAAACTTGTTCTTAACAAAGGTTTGTCCATAGGCACCAGATTGATTGATGTAATCACGCATTTGTGTCTCTGCAAACCAGAGGGCCATAGGACCGTCTTGCTTATTCTTTGTTCCTGCTGACCAAGTAATCAATTGCTCAATCAGTGCCTTGATATGTTCGTTATCGGCCCGTGGCAAATCCAGAAGATTATTTTTCATATGTTTGCCTTGGTTGTCCAACGAGCCGAATAGCCCCGCCATAGATGCGACACCGAACTCGGCATCCATCTTGTTTGCTCCCGTATAGTGCGAGACTAGGCGAGTTCCTCTTGATGAGAGGTAGCGGTTAATTTCTTCGTCTTGGGTAAGGAATAACTGAAACGCGTTCTTTTCAATTGCCCATACCTTTGGCTGATACTTGTCGGTCCAGCCTTTAATTAAATCTCTAATCATATGTGGGGTAGGTGCTGGCATCCGTGATGCTTCTAGCAGGTACCGCTTGCCTGTGGTTCTATCTCCAGCCATTACGACTGAGAAGGTATCACCTGACATGGCTGGGTCCATCGCAGCTACGATGTACTGATTAGCCAGTGAAGTAGGTTGTCCAGGAGCGCCAGGGATTAGTGGGCCAATTGGGCGCATGCCACTGATTGATCCTCTTACACACTCTGGGCTAAAGATTGCGGATGACTCAACATCTTGTTGCTGATAAACCATTGCCCAAGTCTTAGGGTCAATTAGACCTCTACGACGGCGTAGGTGTTCTCCAGACCAGCGTGGATATAATCCATTCTCATCTGCTAGCGTGTCATCAGCATCCCATGGGCGATCTGACATAGGCCAGAGCGTTTTCCATTTCTTTGGGTCATCATCAAATTCTAATACCGCTGGCATAGCCAAGTAAGTCCAAGGAGACTTGTTGTCTGGGTAGCGCTCAGGGTTACGCATTTCGCGGTAGAGATCCATTGGATCTACGCGAGTACCTACAACTAAAATCTTTCCTGTGGGTCCAACACGCGTAAGAACTTCTTGTTGGATCCAGCGGATTTGCTTTTCAAACTCACTAGCGTTTGCCAATGTAACGCAGTCATCTAGGATGATTAGGTCGGCACGTGCGCCGTAAATCTGACCGCCGATACCTAAAGCCTGGACTGTTGGGTCTTTTTCACCTGAGTCGCGTTCTAGATAGATGCTGTCTGAGGTCCACTTATCGGCAGTAGCCTTGAACCCTTCTACTGGTGCGTACCTTCTCTGCAACTCTGACCATTGGGTCGATGTCAGTCGTTGCTTAATTGCGTACAAAAATTCCTTCGCCATAGCCTGCGTCTTAGAGACAAGCTTGATACGAACATTGGGATTGGTCACAATCCGATAAACCACATAGTCAATACTGACCGTCATAGACTTGGCGTGTTCTGGCGGCATGTTGACTAGGACGTAATTCTTGAAGCCCTTTTCATAGGTCATGTTGCCATGAAGCCAGGCAGGCTCACCTTCTTCTAGAAGGCTGGTAATATTACGTTGATGGTCAAAGGTCATTGAGTTGAGATACTTAGTCCGAAAGTCCTCAAAGGTGATATTGGCATCGTCATCGGAGATAATACCCTTGCGCTTTTGAATAACGCGAGATAGGTCTATCGCTTCCTTAAATTGCGGATCGGAAGCTCTATAATATTCGTAAGACTTTACAGACTTGCCGACTGCGCGGCAAGCATCCTCTACGGTTACTCCGTCTTGGATAAGCGCGACCAAGCGCTTCTTCGCCTCTGGGGCGGAAAGGCTAGCCTCTGGGGCTAGCTTGTAAGAGTTGCTAGATGGTTTTGCCATTGGGGTAATCTTTCCTTTGGGGAAACTACTACCTATGGGTAGTCTTTGGGTTATTTATAGGGGCGCTTTCAAAGCGCTGGTTTCCCGTTAGGGGCTATCACAGTAGCCGCCCCAACCCCATTAACTTCGTCAGCCCTTGAGGCTGACTACGATACGAGACCGTTCGTCTCATCGGCTTACCGTTCGCTTGAGGCTCACTCTGCCGTGAGCCGAACGGATAGGGCTGTGTTATTTTAACCCCTATATATACTAAGGCGGGATAAGTGTCGTTTATCCCGCATTGTACCCTGTGATGTTAGTCACATTGTCTATTGTCAGTATTTTATACTAGCTTCACGCTTAAAATAGTTTAGCTGCTGGGCGGTATCCGTCTCATTATACGAGACGATGGCCTATATTTATAAAAAATATTTGGGTGGATAGTAGCGATAGCGTAGGCGCGCGATTAAAACCCTTGGGGTTGCGTCCGTGCGGGCAAGGCTAGCGGGGCGGATGAAACTAGATCGGATGACGTGTAACCCGTGCGAATAGTGGCTATAAAATACCGATATATAAAAGCCCTATAGGGGCCGATATATTGTTAAATAACTAGCGTTAAGCGGGCTTAAGTAGGGCTAACTAGGTGAACGGGCAAGGTTATTAGGCGCTTGTGATGGTACTATCCACCAGGCCACTAGGCCACTATCCGCTAGCCCTAACCAGCACACTATCCACCTAATCGGCCTAATCGCCTAGCCATAATCCGCCACTAATCCACCAGCTACCCTAACCAGCGGCCCTATCCTGGCCCGATATCCTGGCCCGATATCCTGGCCCGACACGCTAAAAAATAATTTCACCAGGCTATTGACTTATTACCAGCACGCGTGTATTTTTTACCTATCGCGCCACAATGGCCGATATTAGATTAGGAGCTAATAATGCTTAAAGATAAGCAATATATAGGGGCAGTAATTTTAACGCTTGCCGCCGATTATTGGACAACACCTACAATGCTGCTAGAGCAGCTAGCCGATAACGGGCCAGAATATAAAGCTGCAATCGTGGCTTACGCCAATGGTGAAATAGAATACTTAGAGCTAACCGATAAGATAAGCGAAATACTATAATGCTTAAACTAATCGGCTACGGCCTAGAGATCATCATAATACTAGGCGGCGCGGGCCTTATGGTGGCCCTATTCCGCGAGATATGGAAGGATAGCTACTTATAGGCTATTGACTTATGCGCCAGGGTGAGAGTATCCTGGCGTATAGGCCGCTAACCTATAGCGGAATTTAACTTACCGATTAGGGGCAAATAAATGACTAAAGTAATTGTATGCCGTCAATGTAATTTCACCGTGCTAGCTAAAGATGAGGATAACGCGGTGAAAGCACGGGCTAAGCACGAATTAGAAACTAACGATTATATTATTCTAATTAGAGATGTCCAAAACGTTATTTCTAATGAAAGAGTGAGCGCTTAAATAGCCGCGTACTATCCGACACGGGCCGCGTGTCCGTGTCGGGTAGTCTGCCGCTAAATTAGCAGCAGAATTGACCTATGGAAGGGTTTA